TACCGTATCGTTAAATTCACTTTTTTTGCGTAGATTATCGGGTATCGCATAGCCTGTTATCGTGCCTTTGAATTTCCAGCAGACTATTCTTAGTCTACCTAGCCTGTCAATTGTAGCAAATGCACAGAGCAATTGGCATAGGTAATCTAAATAATCTCTAGCTGTTACTATCTCTGGACTAAATGCTAATGCGTGAGGTATTGTTCCGTTGGGCATTAAGCTTAGTTCGTGTTGCACATTTGCATCAACATTCCATAATTCAACACCTAATTCCATGCAAATATCTTTCAAGCGTTGGAATGGTGTCCGTAGGGCAAATCTATCGTTAATCGGATAATCCACGTCAAATTTAGTCATGTTATCATATCCAACTAATTTTATAGTAGTCGCTGTGGGTCTTGTAGCTTCTACAACTGTAAAAATGCCTAAAGGCACTCCCTCATATTCTGTAGGGGATATTTTAAGATAATAAATTAACTCGATTTTAGCACCGTGAAATCGCCTGTAATTCGTCACATTGTCATGCAATATCAATTCTTGTTCGCCTGTGTGTGTATGCCCAATGCTAAAACCGTTTTTTGATACACATTGATTAGTGTTGCGTAAATTTGCTATATCATCATCCACAACAGTAATTACCGTATTATCTGCTAGTGTTATTGTGCCTGCAACGTAACTTTCCATATCAAGCCCAGTAGTTAGCCGCCTTATTGCATCTTTGTATGCTTGTGAAACGTTATACATTCTGCACCTCCTAGCACTCGATTAATGTTAACGTTGTTGCGTATAAACTCTTATTAGGATTGTTTTTGTCCGCCCTAATAATAGTGCGTGTGCGGTCGCCCCTGTAAAATGTTTTTGTAACCATATCGCCACAATCAAAATATGTAACATCAAAAGTGGCAGGGGCTGAGGCGGTTCCAATTGTTTTGCATAATTCAGCTGTCGCTAGCGACCACCCTAATTTTAACGTGATTACATCGGCTCGTATCCTCTCAATTGCCATTCTGCCTGATTGAGATCGCCCAGAGCCCTCTGAATGTATATCGTTTGGAGTTACCTCAAACACATCAGGAGCAGGCAAGGTAACCCCGTTAATTATAATTATATCCATAGTTACCTCCCGTTCCCCCTTAGCGATTCGTTACTTTGAATTTTGTCGATTTCATATGATAACTCCTTGCCGTCTAGTGAAATGTTTATTATTGGCTGATTGCCGCCTTGTGATTGTAGCGACATTATGGCCACAAGTTTACCCGCCAATATATCAATCCAACCTGTGTTGTTCTCCAGTGGCATAACTGCTTCTTTGCCTGCTTCACCCACCATTGCAACAATTGGGCTGTCGATTATACCGCCACGTGCTAGTTTGGGGATTTTTAATTTAGGCATTTCGCTATACTGGATTTTGTTGTCAGCGTTCAAGCTAACACCATTTAAACTTATCGCCATGCCTGACATTAAACCATTAATTGCACCTCTAAAGTAGCCCGCAAATTCATCTGTCTTGTCTAAAATGCGATTAAAAATCGAAGCGAACGCATTAACAATACTGTTCCCTTGATTTTCGACGCCGATTTTGAAACCCTCCGCAGTCCACGCCCCGTACTTTTCTAATTCCTTAGATGGCGAGTTTATTTTCCCTTTTTCTTTAACACCCTGTATAACTTCTGCTATTGTCTGTTCTCCGGCCTTTTCTAAATCTCTGTACTTATCCTCAATTCCTTTTTCTAGCCCCTCAGATAAGTTTTTACCATAGGTTTCCATTGTTAACTTACTGTCCTGCGAGGACTTTTGAATTGTGGATATCATATTGTCAAGTTCAGTTTTTATTCCCGCTTCAAGTTTCCATTGCCCTTTTTCCCATTTTGCGAATGGGCTGTCTTGCAAAGCTTTGTCTAGTGTTTCTAGTTCCTTTTTTAACTTTTTAAATTCGTCTGAATCTTCGCTGAAATATACAATTTTACGTATAGCTTCAAAGTACTTATTTATTTTTTCTTCTGTATCTTCATAGGCTTTAGCTTCCTTTTTCAATTGTTCTTCTAAAATTTTTCTTGCCAATCCACTTTGCTCAAACGCTGATTTTATCCGCTCACCTCTATTTTTCTCATTAGCGATGGTACTATCATTAAAATCTTTTTGGGCTTGTAAATATTCTTCTGAGCCTTTTTCGTATACGTTTTGAGCATCAATCCATGCAGCTTCGGCACTGGATTGCAATTCTTTGTATTGCTCCTCCGCAAGCCTAACTGCTTCTTTTTCGTTGTCCTCAATCGTTTTAAGCAATTCTTCATAGTTATCCTTAGTAACTCTTGTTCTGCCTGACGCAATTTCATTATAAAAATTTTCTGCTTCGATTCGTTGTGCCGCCGCTTGTTTGTTTCGTTCCGTTCGCATTAACTGGTCTAGTTGTTCTTGAAATCCTTTAAGTACTGCTAATTCTTCAGCTGTATAAGTTACTGCTTCGCCAACATTACGTTCTTTTGCGGCGGTATGCACATCGGTAATACTCCGCTCTATTTCATCAATTTTTAATTTCTTATCTTCTCCAAGTTTTATAATGTTCGCAAGGATTTCACCTTCACGCTCTGTTGTTAGTGCGTCGGTATTTCTGAAAACTTCATCCCACGCACTTAAATAATACTGCGTGTCTGTATCTGTTATAGTCCTCAATGTATCAGCAAGGCTTAATAGCCCCTCGTATATGCCGTTAACATCTTCGGGTATTTGGGTTGCCCCATCGCCTAATTTAGCATAAAGCATATCAAGGCTTGCAATTGTGTTTGAATATTCCTTGTCTAGCTCTGCTGTTGCATTTTTGTAGTCTGATATTTTTTCAGATAGCGATTCAAATTGACTAGTCATAGGGGATAATACATCCGATAAATCTTCGGCTGATAATGCCACGCCCTCAAAATATTCATTTACCCTCTGTTGTGACAGTTCTTTTTGTGCGTTAGAATAACCCTTAACTGCACCAGCTATTGATGCGATTGCACCTGCAACCAAGCCAGCAGGACCTAGCATTGCATATAGTGCCACCTCCGCCGCGACTATCACAGGGATAGTATTTAATAATAATTTTCGCCAGTCCTTTAAACCTTTAGATGATTTTGTGAACGTATTTGCTGCCTTTGAAACTGTAACGAACACCGCCGCCATCGACGCAAGCGTAACCGTAGCTTTTGCCATTGGTGATAAACCTTTCATGAACTCCTTAAATGACATCCATAAGGATTTTATCCCCCATCCTACAGCGATTAATGGGTTTTTTGTAAGCTGTAATGCCATTGTAAATGCGGTTAGTGATTTTTTGATTGCTAAAATTATACCTGCAATAGATTTTAAGCCTATGAATTTAGCAATAGCCTGTGCTATCCATTTAAAGCCGAAAGCGACCATAAATGCAGCACCTAATCCTGAAAGCAGTGGCTCAAAATCCATTAGAATACCCTTAATCTTAATCAATGCACTTTTAAACTTATCGACTAATTCCTGTATCTTCGGTGAAATTTTAATATCCTCACCAATTTCACCTTTTAATGGGTCGATATCAGACAATTCTGTGCCCCCGTCAATCAACGGTGATGGCGTGTCCTCATCTGTTAAATCACTTTGCAATACGTTCAGTTCGTCAAAACTCATCAGGCTATTTTTTGCCGCCTTACCTGCCTTAGTAGTTGATTGTGCAAGCTTATCCTGCGCCTTAGCCGCTGATATGGCGGTATCTGCTATCTTTTTTTGTGTGTTAACCTGCTTTTTTTGTGTGTTAACCTGTTTGCCAAACAATGCAGTTGTAAATTGTGCAACCACATTCGCCAAGCGGGTAAATCCTATTACCATAGCGTTTATTTGTGGTAACACTGCCTGAGCAATTGGCATGATTGCATTTCCGATAGCGATTTTTAAATTATTAAAACTGAATTGCAACTGTAAAATCTGTCCTGAAAAGCTGTTAGCTACCTTTGCGGCATCCCCTATTTGGAACTTTGTTTCTTCCATTATGCCCAATACTTCAGCCTGAATTTTCTGCTGTTGCGTTAAGTTGTTTGTAGTAGTTCCGATAGACTTGGCATACTCATCCCACATCTTTGCGACGTTTTTTGTTACGCCCGCATTATCAACAAGTACGCTATTTTCGTTTTTTAATCCCTCTGTTGCTGTTCGTACTGCTTCGCCCATTGACAAAGAAGCTTGTCTGCCGAAAGCAGAACTGTCTTTTAACGCAAGCATGGTTTGTTCAATTTGTTTCGTATCATAGCCACGTGACGCTAAATTTTTATATGCTATTATAGCGTCTGTGGCTGGAATTAGTCCGTCTTTGGTATAGCTATCAATAAAATCTTTAGCTACTGCAAAACTTCGCCCTTGTCCGTCAAGAATCGATTGCAAGCCTGTCATAGCACTTTTTAATTCTGTTGCAGCCTTAACGGATGATTCCCCAAAATTGATTATAGCAGCAGTTCCAAATGCCAATCCCGCCGCAACCGCTAAGTTTTTGAGCGAATTTTTAAGGCTATTGAACCCTTTTTCAAGCTGACGTACACCCTGTTTAAATCCTTGTTGGTTTATTTTCGTGTTAATTATAATACTACCGTCTGCCATTGCTTCACCTCTTTTATACACTAGGAAAGGATTTTTGTCAACTTTTGCCTAGCAGTGACATGAATTTATTTTTAGCCTGTATTTCTTCAACTGTTTTGATTTGTGGCAAGTCTATAATATCCTTGATTTTATAACAATACTCTTTTTCTTCCTTGCTAAGCTTTCCTTTGTTTTTACGATTACGCAAATCTATAAGTTTAGTGAAAAAACAGTCCTCTTTTAAATCCAAAAACATATAGCTGAACTTCCACCAGTGCATATACTCAATTTTATTTAAATCTATGCCGTAGGTCTGCTGAAATGCGGTTAATATATATTTAGAATCCTTTTCAAAGCTATAAACTTTCGCAGAATCGCTAGCGTTTTCTTCTGTTATTTCTTCGCCATAGTTTAAAAACAACATCGCCAATTCTATTGCACGCTTTACATTTTGTGGTCTTTCAACATATAGTAATTCTAATGTTACAACTTGCTTTTCGAGAGGAGTTAATTCATTGTCTTCTAGTGCTGCCATTATTTTTAAGCATACCCTAAAATCAGTGTTTAATGAGTATTCTTTCCCATCAATTACTGCTACTGACGGGAAATTATCAAGCAACGCATTCATCTATTTCAACCCTGTTGCTTTGGCGGGTTTACCTTTTGTGTACTTCGCTATTTTCAAACTGCGGCTTTTTTCAAAATAGGGAATTACACCCTCAAAGAATTGGCTGAACATATCTAGCGTATTTGAATCGCCAAATACTATATTGCTAGTATCCTTCCCGAATAGCTTATCAATTTCTTCACGCATATATTCGCAAGTTTCTTTAATTAATTGTAATTTTTCTTTTGTGTTAATAGGGAAGCCAAACTCGTCAACTTCTGTAACGCCGTCAAGCTTTATTGCTTTCTTTTCAAATTCACTCATTCTTCCATCAAAATTTTTTAGTAAAGTATAAAAGCCATCCGCAAACTCAACGCTGTTAGCGTTAAAAGAGATAGTTCCGACATCTTCGCCATCTCTAACAATCGGGATACGGGTAACGCCTTTATCTATATTAATTTTTAACATAAATTCCACTCCTTTAAATTTATCGCCCCGCTATTAACGGGGCATATTTTCTATATGTCTGCCGTAAATGTTTTTGTTGCTGGGTCAAACGTGCCATAAGTTTTCTTGCCGAACCAATGTAAGTTGAAAGGTATATCGAGCCCCTCGGTATTTCCTCCATAGGACTGCACTGCAACAACTGCCTTTTGTGTCCATGCAGCATAGACTGTTTTTCCTTCTTTTTCGATGGAATCGAAAACATTCACGCATAAAAATGTTCTTTCAACATCCGAAAGAGTCTTTTCCTCTTTCACAATATCATATAAAATTGCAAAGAATTTACTGTCACGTTTTGCCCTCATAGGCGATACATCGGTCTGCTTTTCATATTTATCAAGAGATGTTGTCACGTTTCCGGTTATATCTGTTACAGTAGTAACGTTTGGGTTCATAGCAAGGCTCATGTCCTCAACCTTTTCACCGAGTAACTCCCAAGATGGTGTAGCTGGTGTTTCTGCCACATCTGCAAACAGCATAAATTCTTCTCTTTTGATCCAGCCTGTTCCACTAATAGCCATAATTAAATCTCCTTTTTCTAAAAATTAATTGTATTTGCACCTGATACAGACCGGTGCCGTCCTCATAAATGTCAAACAGCATTGCATTAGACACTTGTATTTCCTCTACCTCATATCCAGCAGGGAGCTGAGGGAAATCTTTATTATCGTTTCGTTCCTCTAGCCAGTTTGAAAAATCCTCTAGAAAGTCATGGTTGTCCTGCCTGTCGACCTCATCCGCAAAATTCTCTTTGGCATAGAATACATAGTTATTCTGATATGTACGGTTGCCAAGTATATCCTTGCCAGTCTTACCGTTGCCTGATGGTGCAAGGGCATAGCTAGAGGGATATTCCTGCGTCTGGTCTGTCAGGACTTCCGATACTGGACGCATATCCATGTTATCATATTCGCATAGGTAATCTTGCAACGTTTTTAATAAACTCATTCAGCTTTACCTCCTGCCGATTTTGCGACATCATTTAGGATTTTATTCTTCTTATCCGCCCACATTCTTTTATCCCACAACTTGCCACGCTTAGGAGCACCATGATATTTTAAATCTCTACCAGTAACTACCTTGCGTTCTCCTTTATCAGCAAAAACTCGTCTAGATTTAATGCCAATCATAACCTTACCGTAATATTGGAATTTTGCGTAAGGGCTGTTATAAGTTACGCTATCGGTGCCAATGATACGGGTGATTTTCAGGATACCTTGTTGCATAGGAATATAAGGGTCCATCTCTTTTGCACAGGTTGCGGTAAATAGTTTTTGCACTCTGCCATTAGGTTCAAGTCCACGCTTTTTTAGCATTGTGCTGACATCATCAAGATTTGTAACAACTTTCATTTTGCTGATACTTCCCAATGTGCCATATTGCCACCAAAAGGTTTATGGTCGACACTGCTTATTGTCAAGCAATCATCAAATCGCTTTAACTCTGACGAGGATTTCTCAACCTCATAATTTATATCGCCTTTTATAACGATATCACCGCTCTGTAACGTCCAAAAGCTTTCTTTATCCTCTAATGCCCCCCACGCCTTAGGTGGCTTGTAGGCTCGGTTTGTGCGTATATTGCAAGGGATAATTAATTGCAAACTATCAGCAGAAGTTACGCCAGTTTTACGCACAACAGCACCTTTGATTGAGTTCCAAAAGACCCCCTTTAAAACTGTCCGCTGCCATTTTTCCGTACCATCGGCCGCTTTATATTTGTTATAAACTGTTACCGTATGCGGAAACATCACAGCCACCTCGATAGCAACCCCGTCCTGCTCAGATACATCTCTGCAGCTTCATACAGCCTCAATTCATCGCTTTTGGGGGTTTTGCTAGCGTATGTTCTGGACCAAGAACCGACGCTTTGACTTACCAGATCGCCGCCTTGCTCGTTTGTCTGCCAAGCTTCAGCGACGGCACATGAGGCCATTTTAACGGGCTCGGCGGGAGAATAAGAAGATGCTCTCCCGCCGGTTATTCGGTCAATATATTCCGATGCCCTTAATATGAGACGGTCAAACTCGGCCTCAGAAACTATGACATTGCCCTTATAGGTACCTGTATAGTAAGTGTAATCTGCGTAGGGTATGTCCATCACTCCTTCATTTACCCTAGATAGCGAACGGCGAGCTCAGGATACATAGTCTTATAACCGTAGAGAACATCCGCCGAAAGCATCTCTTTCTTATACTTCATGTCATAGCCTTTGACTACACGAAGCGTGATGCCGTTATAACTGGTAACATAGCTTTCGACACCCGACGGAGCTGCCAGCGGTCTGGTTACGAACGCGAACGCAGACGGATGGAATACCAAGTTGGCGGTGTGG